TCGCACATCTTTGGAAGCCTTATATATTGGTACACCCGTTATTGGTTGGAATCATGGCGGTGTTGGTGAAACGCTGACCACTTGTTACCCACAAGGCGCAGTACCCTTTAAAGAGATGGCCCAATTAGTGGCTAAAAGTGAGCAACTCATTCAGCAACCTGAACTCCCTGCCCCGATGACAGAGTTGACGCTAGAAACGATGTGCCAAAGCACGTTGGCGGTGTATGAGTCGTTGGCGAAGGACTTTGAGGTTCCTGCCGGCAATGTTGTGACGGTTGGTTTCGATGGTTCGCTTTACAACGACGCGACTGGGCTGGTGGTCACTGATGTTGAGTCAGGCCACCAATTCGTTGCCGGTGTGTGGGAGCGGCCCCGTGACATTCCGCTTGATGCGGAGTGGGCGGTTCCCGTTGACGAGGTAAACGACGCGGTTGCTTTCATTTTCGGTCGGTGGGATGTGTGGCGCATGTATTGCGACCCGCCGTATTGGCAGGAAGCCGTTGATCGGTGGGCGGGCCAGTTCGGTGATGACAAGGTGATCGAGTGGTGGACTAACCGCCGTAAACCAATGGCTTTTGCGTTGCGTGAGTTCCTGACCGATATGCGCCCTTCGGTGATGAGTCATTCGGGCGATGAGGCTTTGGTTCGGCATGTTGGGAACTCGATTCGTCGTCCGACGAACATGCGTGATGAGGACGGCAAGTTTCTGTGGCTGATTTCTAAGGAATCCGCGAAGTCCGTTCACAAGATCGACCTTGCGATGTGTGGTGTTTTGTCGTGGAAGGCCCGTGGTGATGCGATTGCTGCCGGGGTGTTGAACAAACCGAACTATTCCCGTGCTGCGTGGTGAGGAGGTGATCTGTGCCGACTGAGGATGAACTGAAACAGAAGCTGAAGCTGCTCGGTGCGGAACTCGACGTGAGGGCCAAGCGGCACGCCGAACTAGAGAGCTACCGGTCCGAGAAGGGCGGGGCGATCCCTCCCGCTATCAAGCACGCGAAGGTGACGACGGCGTACCGGATGTTGATGTCGCTTTCATCCACGAACTACGCGAAGCAGATCGTGAAGGCGGCGGCGTCGAAGATGCGGGTTGGTGGTGTCAAGACCGGCGATGACGAGTTGGACAAGCAGCTTTGGTCGATCTGGCAGGACAATCGCATGAACGCGGAGTTTCGCCGTGCCACGGACTCGATCTTGACGCATGGCAGGGCGTTCGCGATTGTGCGTCCTGGTCCGGAGGGTGAGCCGGAGATCATTCTTGAGGATTCCGCGACGGTGATCGTGGAGTATGCGGAGGGTTCTCGGTACAACCGTGTTGCTGGCCTTCGGCGTTGGACCGATTCCAGCAAGGTTCTTCACGGCACCTTGTACTACCCGGATGCGACGTACCGGTTCAAGACGAATCGGAAGGTCGAATCGGTGTCGGATCGTGAGTCATTGGAAACGGTGAACTGGGTTCTTGATGGTGACCCGTTGCCGAACAAGTACGGAACGGTTCCGGCAATCGAGATTTCGACCAATGGCGGTCTGAAACCGGGCCGGTTCGGTGCCGCCCAGGGCGACTACGAAACCGAGCTGGGCCTACTGGACCGGATCAACACACTGGAGTTTCTGCGGCTCGTAATCGCGTTCACCGCATCCTTCCCGGTGCGGGTGGTGATCGGAGAGAAGATTCTGCGGGACGATGATGGCAAGCTGATCGCGCCGTTTGATCTTGGCGCGGACGTCATCGCCCAGTTGGAAGATCCGTCCGCGAAACTGGAGGAGTTCAAGGCTGCGGACCTTGAGAAGTTCGGTCAGGCCCTTGACCGTGACATTGAGGTTCTGGCTGGTGTGACGGGCACTCCGTTGTGGCAGTTGAAGTCGAACCCGGTTGCGAATGTGAACACGGAAACGATCCGGGCGTCCAACATGCCGCTCGACGCGAGGGTTTCGGATCATTTGCCGTTCATCGCGGAGGGTGCCGAGGAGATCCTGCGTGTCGCCGGTCGCATGAAGGGGCTGGAGGTTCCGCAGTCGGCGGCGATCCAGTGGGTGAACCGTGAGTCTTATTCGCTGTCGGAGCGGGCTGATGCGGCGACGAAGTTGAAGGATGTTTTGCCGTGGCAGGCGGTTGCGTCGGAGGTTTTGGACATGACTCAGGAGGACATCAACCGGATTGAGCAGCTTCGCGCCTCCGATGCCTTTCTTGGCCTTTTGACGGAACCTGATGCCGTCCCGACTGACTGAAGCGCATATCAGGGGTGAGAAGCGGATTCGGGAGGTAACTTCCCGCGCCGTTGAGAGTGCCTGGTTGGCGCTTCCGGCCTATAACCGGGAGAACGTGCCGGAGTTTCTTGAACGGGCGTTACCTGCCGTGAGGGCGGGCGTCCGGGCGTCTGTGAACCTGACTGCCGCGTATATTGCGCGGGCGCGTGAGGAGCAACCTGCAGGGTTCGATGCTGACCGGGTGATTGCGGGTTTGCGGGGCGGTGTTCCGCTTGAAGAGGTTTACGCCCGGCCGTTCGTGGATGTTTGGGCGGCGTTGGAAGCCGGCACTCTCTGGACTGCCGCGGTTGATTTGGGCCGGGTTCGTGCGGTGACTGCCGCGGCGACTGATCCGCAACTGGCGATGCGGGCGACTGCCGGGGCGTTGGACACGGGTTTCGGTTATCGCCGGGTCGCTGACGGCGATGCCTGCCAGTTCTGTTTGACGGTGAACGGGGCGTATGTGAAGTCCGGGTCCGCGATGCCGCTTCATCCGCATTGCGGTTGCTCACTGGAACCCTTGACCGAGCCGCATGAGGGTGCGGCGCTCCTGCCGAACGGGGTTGCGGTACGGCAGCACGGGGAGCTTGGCGCGGTCTTGATGGACCCGTCACACAACTTCAAGTCTCTTTCTGAGATTTCGTAAACGCCGCTGAATAGCGGCCTACCCGAGGAGGCCGAATGGCCGAAGAGGAAACCACCTCCGAAGAAGAATCGACGGAGGAAACCGAGGCTGTCGAAGAGACGGTAGAGGACACGAAGGTGACGCCGGATGATGACTGGAAGGCGAAGGCCCGAAAGCATGAGAAGGCGTACAAGGCGGCTCGTCAGGAACTGGAATCGAACCAGGCGAAGCTGAAGGAGTACGAGGACCGGGACAAAACCGAGGCCGAGAAGGCTGAGGAAGCCCGGAAGGCGCTGGAGGACCGTGCGAGCAAGGCCGAGGCCGAGCTGCTGCGTCTGAAGGTTGCCAGCAAAACGAAGCTGCCTCCGGAGCTTGCCGAGCGTTTGCGCGGTGGCACGGAGGAAGAGCTTGAAGCGGACGCTGAGCGGCTGGCTGAACTGGTCAAGACCGACGAAGGACCGTCCGTGGACACCGATGCCGGGAAGGGCGAGGCCACTTCCGGTGAGCGGTCGTTCAACGACATCATCCGCGGCGCTTCTGCCCGCGGCTAACCGAGGCCCGGTGGGCCTCTCCTAATCAAAACGAAGGAGGCCCACTGTGGCTGTCAACGACATCATCAGTCGCACCGATGCTGGTGCGCTTATCCCTGAGAAGGAACGAAACGAGATCATCAAGGGGCTGCCGGCCGCGTCGGCTGCCCTGTCTCTTGGCCGGAAGGTCACCATGTCCACGAAGAAGGAACGGACCCCCGTTCTTTCCGCGCTGCCCGAGGCATACTGGGTCAGCGGTGACACGGGGCTGAAGCAGACCACCGAGGCCCAGTGGGCAAACAAGTACCTCGAAGCTGAGGAGCTTGCCGTGGTCGTGCCGATCCCGGATGCGGTTGCCGATGACTCGGCCATCGACATTTTCGGTGAGGTCCGTCCGCTGCTTGTGGAGGCCATTGGTGCCGCCTACGATGCTGCGGTTCTGTTCGACGTAAACAACCCGTTCACGGAGGACGCGGTCGTGACGGGTGCGGTTCAGGCCGGGAACGCGATTGCGCCCGGTGACATCGACTGGGCGTCTGGCAAGTCGGACATCGGGTCGGACATCGGCGGTGAGGGTGGCCTCATGTCGCTGGTCGAAGAGGACGGGTTCGCTGTGAACGGGTTTGCTGCCCGGACCGGCATCAAGGCCCGTCTGCGTGGCCTGCGGGACGAGAATGGCAACCTGATTTTCCAGCCGTCGCTGACCGCTGGCACTCCGGCGACCCTGTATGGCGAGCCGGTGATCTACAGCGACCAGAACGGCGCTTGGGATTCCGATTACGACGTCATCGCCGGCGACTGGAACAAGCTCGTTGTCGGTGTTCGCCAGGACATCACCTTCAAGATCTTCGAGGAAGGTGTGATCTCGGACGGTGACGGCAAGGTCATTCTCAACCTGATGCAGCAGGACTCGAAGGCCCTGCGCGTTGTGGTCCGGTACGGGTACGCGGTCGCGAATCCGATCAACCGGAAGAATGAGGTTGAGGCGAATCGTTACCCGTTTGCTGTTCTGGGCGACGTAGGTTCCTGATCCCTTCCTTCCTTTGGAGGTGAGTCGTGGCTTTCGCGACCTCTACTGATGTGGAAACGCGGCTTGGCCGCGAACTCACCTCCATTGAGGAGGATCAGGTTGAGCTTCTGCTTGATCTGGCTACTGCCGCGATAGGCAACGCGGCAGATTTGTCCGATGCTGAGGCTTCCGCCTTGTCACCGGTTCCCACGGTGATTCGTGGGTTTTGTATTGAACTGACATGCCGGGCACTGGCGAACCCGAACGGCCTGTTTTCCCGGTCGGAAACGATTGGTTCTTACAGCTACTCCGAGAACTTCAACCGGGACGTGTCATCGGCCATGTCCTTGTCTGATGTTGAGGTGCTTGTCATTCGCCGGACCCTGCTCGGTTCGAACGCGGGTTCGGCCAGGGCATCAAATGTGCTGGACGAACTGTGCGAAGAACTTGACTGCCATGAGGGGTCTTGACGGAGCTAACGATTCTTGTTCCGGTGTTGAAGCGTCCGCACCGGGTAGAACCGTTGCTTGAGTCCGCCAGGAACACGGTTCCTGACGCAGAGATCCTGTTTATTGCCGATCCGGGTGACAAGCCGGAGTTGGCGGCGTTGGATGAGGCCGGCGCGAATTACATAACTCCGGGTGGTAGTTACCCGAAGAAGATCAACGTGGGTGTTCGGGAGACGGATGCTCCGTTGGTGTTCGCGGGGGCGGATGACATCACGTTTCTTCCCGGCTGGTTTGAGGCTGCAAAAGCGCATTTGTCGGATGAGATCCGGGTGGTTGGTGTGACGGATGACGTAACGAAACGCAATCGTCTTGGACATCATGCCCCGCATTTCTTGATTGCTAGGGATTACGCGCTGATGCCGACGATTGACGGTCGTCGTGGCCCGTTGTGTGAACTGTACGGGCACCACTTCGTTGATGATGAGTTCATTGGCACGTGCCAGCAGCGCGGCGTAATTCATATTGCTACCGACGCGAAGGTTCATCACTCCCATTATTTTGATGGTTCAGGGGAGATGGACTGGACGTATGAGAAGGGTTTGAAGACGCGGCAGCGTGACCGCAGGATTCACAGGAGGAGACGGGTTCTGTGGACGTAACGATTGCGGTGTGTACGTTCGGTGATGAAATGTGGCGGGATTTAGCGTTGACACGCGCTGTGCCGTCCGCTGAGGGCCAGGGGGCAGAGATCCTTACGGTTCATGGGGAAACGCTTCACGGGGCACGTAACGAGGCTCTGGGGCGGTGTGATGGGTGGATTATTTATCTGGATGCTGATGATGAGCTTTCACCGGGCTATGTGGACGCAATGCTTGCCGGGAAGGGTGATGTTCGTGCCCCGTCCGTTCAACGAGTTCGCAGGGGCCGTAACAAGCGTGGCCGGTACATGCCGAGGGTGTGGGGGCATCGGCATGAGTGCGTCGGCGGGTGTTTGCCGGAGGGGAATTGGGTGACGGTCGGCGCAATGGTTTCTACGCATTTGCTCAAGGATGCGGGGGGCTGGCAGGACGAACCGATCTATGAGGATTGGTCACTTTGGTTTCGGTGCTGGAAGGCCGGTGGTGACGTTCAGCCTTGCCCCGACGCTGTTTACAGGTACTGGTTTTCTGACACGACACGGAATGGTTCTTTGCCACCGAAGGAACGCGACGAGTGGCATTGGCGGATACACGATTCGATCATGGGGGCACCGGTTTGAAGGTTGGCATTTTGGTTCCCACTTTGGGGCGGGCAGACAAGATTGGTCCGCTCGCTTCGAACATTGCGGACACAACCCCTGTTGGTTCGTATTCACTGATTTTCGTTTTGGATCATGCCGACCGGGAGAGCCGGGAGGCCGTGAAAGAAGCGGAGTTTTGCCGGTTCGTTCTTTGTGACGGCAGCTACCCGGTCAAAACAAACGCTGGTTACGCAGCGTCGAATGATGAGTTCATTCTGCCGACGGCTGATGATGTGTGGTTTCGGGACGGTTGGCTTGCGGCTGTCCTGAATGAGTTTGAGAATCCTGGGGTTCATGTTGTTGGCACGGATGATTTGACCCCTGCGACGGCGGATCGTTCGCACGCAACTATGCCGGTCATTCGCCGGTCCTACATTGAAGACCCGGGGTGTGTTTGGCGGCGGCCCGGTGAGGTGTTTTCGACTGAGCTTCACCACAATTTCTGCGAAACGATGGTGTGGCAGCTCGCTGTTCATCGTGGAGTTACGGCTTGGGCTGAGGATGCGGTGATTGAGCATCGGCATCATGCGTGGGGTACCCGGGAGCCGGATGCGACGGACGCGAAGGGTAACGGGCGGGGTTGGGAGCATGACCGCCAGATTTTCGAGGCGGCTAGAAGCGAATGGTTGAGGTCGTAACGGCGAAATGGCCTTTTCCGTTGTCATCCCGTGGAGCCCTGGTTGCTCTGTACGGGAGCTAAATCTTGGGTTTGTCAAGCGGTGGTGGGAGGACGAGCATCCCGATTCGGAAGTAATCGTCTCGGCACCCCCCATGCCCAATGGATGGGTGAAGGGACATGCAGCGAACGCTGGGGTTGCGGCGGCCTCGCATGATCTGGTCATCCTCGCGGATGCCGATTGCCTGACAGACGGCATACCTGCCGCGATCGAGGCCGTAGCTGACGGGGCACCGTGGGCGATTCCTCACGGCAAAGTATTTCGGTTGACGGAAGAAGGCACGGAGCTATTCAAAGCAACGGGTGATTATCCAAACCCGTTTGACCGGCGTCCTTACCGGGGCGTTCCCGGTGGCGGAATGGTTGTGGCCTCCCGTGAAACGTTTGTTGATGTTCCTTTGGACCCAAGGTTTGTTGGGTGGGGCCAGGAGGATGAATCTCATGCGCTTGCGTTGACGTGCTTGAAGGGAATGCCGTGGCGTGGTGACGCTGACTTGGTTCACCTCTGGCATCCGCCGCAACCGAAACAGAGCCGCCGTAAGGGTTCGGATCGTTCGTGGAATTTGTTCAAACGTTACCGGGCGGCTGCCCGTGACCCGCTGCTAATGCGACACGTGTTGGAGGAGTTTTGATTCAGGACTTGATGAAAACACCTTGCCAGATAGTGCGTCGTGAGGATGGCACCGAGGATGATTACGGAAATGTGATTCCTGCGGAAACGACGGTGCAGGCGTTGTGTGCTTTTCAGAAGCAAAACGCGTTGGGTGATTCGGAGGATGGTTCGCGGGGCAATCTTGCCGAGTCTGGTTGGAACGTGTTTTTCCCGGTTGGTACTGATGTGGAGCAGGGTGACGCAGTGATTGTGGATGGCCGGGAGTATGAGGTTGATGGGGAACCGTACCGGGCGAGGAATGAGTTGACGGGTTCGGTTTCGCATGTGGAGTGTGCGGCCCGGAGGGTGGCTGGCGCTGATGATTGACATTGAGAAGCTTCTTACGGAGTTTTTGAAGGATCGGACGGGACACAGGATCGTTGGGGAGGTTCCTGCTTCGACCGGCACCGCTTGGGTGAAGGTCGTGTTGTTGGACACGGATGATCGGACCCGCCCGACGGATTACTTGCTTCGGTACTTCGTTCAACTGGATTGCTATGCCGGTAAGGACGGCGGCCAGGGGGAAGCGCAGGGCGTGGCGGCTGATGTTCGTGCCGCGATCATGGATCTTCCGCAGGCTGACGTTGATGCGACGGTGACATGCGTGATTATGCGTGGCCCGCGCAGGGTTCCTGACACGGCGTTTGAAACGGCACGGCAACGGTATGTGCTGGAGGCCGAGCTTTATGTGTCGGAGGCCGAGCCTAATGTTCATTCCTAATCCCCGGTTCCTGCTGGAAATCGCGGATGCTACCGCTGACATTGTTGCCGACCAGGCGCAACTTGCCGCCGATGAAGTAAACGCGGTGAAGCACCGAATCATGCCTGCCCGTGCCGGCAAGAACACCGTGATTGTTGAGAAGAAGTCACCGGACGTGTTCATTGTGAACACGGATAAGGGCGGCCATCTTGACGAGTGGGGCAGCAAAAACAATCCTGCCTACGCACCTTTACGTACCGGTGTTCGTCGTGCCGGTTTTGACTTGATCGAAGAGTAACCCCCCGCCCCGCATAGGGGCTACCCGCCCGAGGGCGGTTCTATACACAACCATGCCCTCAGGGCAAGGAGGATCACACAATGGCTAATGATGCCAAAGAAGTGCTGGTCGCACAGCAGGTTAAGATTTACCTTGGCCCTGCGGCGGCAAGCGTTCCTACCACGATGGCGGCCCCGTCAGCGAGCTTCATTGATCTGGGCTATACCTCTACCGATGGGTTCTCGTTCTCGTATGAGCCGACCGTTGAGGACATTTACGCCCATCAGGATCTCGACCCAATCCGGACTATCAAGACCGCACAGGTCACTCAGGTTACTTTCAACCTGATGCAGTGGAACGAGTACACCGTGCCGCTGGCTTTCGGTGGCGGTTCCTGGTCTGACGCGGCGGGCGTTTACACCTATTCGCCGCCGTCAACCAATGATGAGATTGCCGAATACACGCTGGTTGCCGATATTGGTGATGGCACCAAGGACATTCGTTTCACGATTGGTCGTGGCACGGTCGCGAGCGCAGTTGAAAGCACACTGGTTAACAATGCTGCTGCGGTGTTCCCGATCACCATGAAGGCACTGAAGCCCACTACCGGCAAGTCGTGGAATCTCGTTACCGACGAGACTAACTTCTCGTAATGGCTGCCGCTAAGGGAAAGAGCGTGAGGGTTAAAGACCTCACGCTCAAACTCCCCGCAAAACTTCCGTTCGTGACGGTTCGCTACATCAGCGAAACAAACGTGGAGGTTGCCCCTTTGCTTGAAGCAATTCTTGGTGACGAACAGGCCGAAAAGGTTTGGGCGCTGGACCTTGATGTTGAAGAGGGTGCGGCGCTGGTTGATGACATTATCGGCCAGTACGGGGTTGATACGGGGAAATAGCATCCCTCGGTGTGTGGCTGGACCCGGAAGGGCTGGACGCCGCCGAGGCTGATTTTCAACGGTTCTACGGACTGGATTTGTCCGTTGAGTTACACCGTTTGTGTGTGAGACGCCTTTGGGTGTTGCTTTACCACATGCCTCGTGATGGGGCGTGGGGTGAGTTGATGCTTGAACGGCATAAGAACGACGCCTCCAGGGTCACGTCGGTTGATCAATTGACCGCGTTTCTGGGTGGCATGGGTTAGTGAGCGAAAGGAGGTGAGATATGCCTGAAGCTGGTCGCGCAACAGTGAAGTTTGTTGGTGATTACTCAGCTTTGTTGGGTGGTCTTGCCTCCTCGCTTGCTCCCGGAAAATTGAAGAGTGTTGGTTTGAAGGCCGGTGCCGCGTTGGGTGCTGGCTTTGTTGGTTCTAAGGTGGTTGAGCAGCTTGTGGACGCTGTGAATGTCACTAAGGATTTCGATAAGGAACTATCGAACCTGAAGGCCATTTCGGGTGCGACTGGTTCGCAGATGGATAAGTTGCGAACGCAGGCAATCAAGCTTGGTGCCGCAACTACTTTTACTGCGTCTGAGGCAGCGAAGGCCCAAACGGAGCTTGCTAAGGGTGGCCTGTCGGCTTCTCAGATTATGGGTGGCGCGTTGAAGTCGTCGTTGAATTTGGCGGCTGCTGGCCAGTTGGATCTTGCGGATGCTGCCGAGACAACGGTTAATGCGATGCAGTTGTTTGGTTTGTCGGGCCGTGATACCGCGAAGATTGCGGACATGTTGGCTACGGCGGCCAACAAGACAACGGCTGATGTTGATGATTTCGCGATGGCGTTGAAGCAGGGTGGTTCGGTCGCGAAACTTGCTGGTTATGACTTGAACAACACTGTGACGGTGTTGGAGGCGTTGGCGTCGGCTGGCATTAAGAATTCGGATGCTGGCACGTCAATGAAGGCTGCGTTCCTTCAGTTGATTAATCCGACGAAGAAGCAGGCGGATCTCGCTAAAGAGTTGGGCATTAATTGGTTGACTCAGAATGGTGAGTTGAAGCGGGCGGTTGGCATTAGCCGGGAGTTGCGTAAGGCAACTGATGGCATGACGAAGGCCGAGCGGGCGAAGACGTTGGGGATTTTGGCGGGCCAGGACGGTATTCGCACGTTGAATGCGCTTTACATGGCGGGCGAGGATGGTTTGCGCCGGTACGCGAGGGAGAACGAGAAGCAGGGCACGGCTGCCCGTACTGCCAGCGTGAAGATGGACAATCTTTCGGGGGATTTGCAGGAGCTGTCGGGGGCGTATGAAACGTTGCAGATCAAGGTTGGCACTTTGTTGACCCCTGCGTTGCGTGAGGCAACTCAGGCTGCGACGGGGTTCGTGCGGACGGTTGGGTCGATTGATCCGAACACAAAGATTTTCAATGACACTTTGGGTGAAACCGCCGGAAATGTGGTGGAGCTGGGGAAGGCGCTTGTTCAGTTTCCGGTGGATCAGGATGGGGGCATTAAGCGTTTCCTGAATGTGTTTGCGGGGGACGATCGGGAGGTTTCGAGGCTTCAGGCAACGATGAGTGCCCGTATGGATGCGGCTAAGTCGTTGCAGCGGGTGTCTCGTATTGCGTCTGCTGCAAGGGACCGGGCACGTGGGGCCACGGTGAAGGAGCGGGAGGCTGAGGCGGATTTGCGTCGTGCCCGTCAGCGGTTTGGTGATGGGTCTAGCGAGGTGTTGCGAGCTGAGGTTCGTTTGCAGCGGGCGAAGCGTCGCACCATTCAGCTGACGAAGGAAGCGAAGCGGGCGGAGCGCCTTGAGGGTGTTGAGCGAAAGGTTGTTGCTTCTCATACCAGAGATCAGGTAGTTCAGGAGAAGGCCCGGTTGACGGGGTTGAATCGTTCGATCAGGGTGTTGGGCCGTAAGTGGGAGGCCGAACGTAAGAACAATGGTAATACGAAGGTTGCGAAGCAACTTGAGCAGCAGATCATTGACAAGCTGAAGAATCGTGATGCGACACAGAAGCGTTTGAATAATGTGTTGTCGGACGCGGCACGTCAGATCGGTCCGAAGTACGCGAAGGCCCTTCAGAGCATTAATGGTCGTCAGGCAACGTTTGAGTCAGCGTTGGGCCGGTTGCCGAAGAAGGCCGGGAATCTCAGGACGGCGTTGGGTC